TTTGCCACGCTTGCTTTAGCAGTAGCAACGTCCTTGAAACCAAGTCCATGAATAGTTCCTTTAGGATCTTCATCTGTGTATAAATCGCTATGTTTTTTAGACTTAGCAGGTTGACCTTTTTTGCGAGGAATACGAGGATTTGATCCTTCGTTTATTTTTTCAATGTAATCGGCTTGTTTAGCATGACCTTTAACTGACTTCCTAAGTTGCTTTACAATCTTAGTTAGTTGCTTGTCTTTCGCTTCATTCATTCTCTTCCTCTTACCCTGACAATGTGCTTTTTGACTGAATCCTTTTGGATTATCACAATCAATTGATTTTTTATATTTGTCAGACCAACCTTCTTTTACAAGAATGCCATCATCACGAACCTTATATCCCTTGGGAATAGGTTTGTACATTTTGTCTGTATTACAGTAGTAGTATCCTTTTTTAGGAGACTTCTTGCCCATTAAAGTTATCAGAGTTATTACTATTTAGTATTCCGTCTTTTAACATTTTTGAAAGTTCACTTGTTGAACCAACAAATAATGCGTTGTTTGTGACAGTATTTTGTGTTTTTGGATTATCTTCTTCTATCTCTTTTACTTTCTTTTGTAAATCCATTAATTTATCAGTGCTATCTGCAACACTTTTGATTAATTGACCTGCAACTTCATACGCTCTTGGACTTGCAGTTTCACCAGCAACTTCCATAATACCGTTGATTGCCTCTTGACCTTTTTCGATTAAAGAGTATAAATTACCTCTTGTATAATCATAATCTTTACTAACATCATCTGTTAGTTTTTGAATTTGACTTTTTCTTTTTTGTTCTTTAACAATGTCAGTTTCTTCAACAGGATCAGTATTGAAGGTATCATTTAATGAATCATATGAGTTTTTCATGATTATAAATCTTGATTTCTCGCTGGATTGAATTCTTTACCATCACCGAAGAAAGTGCTTGTTTCAGTAAAACCAAAATCATCACCAGGTTCGATAAATGGATCATCTAATTTATCTATAACATTATCTTCGTTATAATCCTTTTTCGCTTTTGCTGCAACAGTATATCTTTGCTCTCTCTTTGCTGTTCTTGTATTTGAATCTGAGTAAAAATCCAACTGAACTTTGCGTATAAGACCTTCTGGTGTTTTTGCAATGTGTCCAAACATAAATGTCTTTGCAGTAAATGATAATGTGTATATTAACGCTCTTCTTGTCGCAAAATCACCCTCATAATCATCTTGTTGACTAATAGAGTTTAATATCATTGGCACATCTCTTTTTTCACCTATAGATTTTACTAAATCAATAGATAACGTAAAACCTGGTTGAAAGAATGGTAATATCTGTTCCAATATTTGTAATCCATCATCCTGTAATTTAACTAAAATATTTAATTCAAACCCAAGATTATATGGAACTGGCATAAAAACTTTAGTCAGTTTATCATTATTTTCTTTGTTCGGTGCTTTAAATGTTTGCGTAATACCTGCTTTTCTTGTTGCATCGTAAGATATATTATTAATCTCAAAAGACATTCTAGGCAATGTGATTTGAGTTGCTTTATTTAATTCTGGTTGTTGTTGTATTCTTGCTAAAAACTTTTGTCTTGGACCATAAGCAATAGGAACTTTCAACTCTGATATATCATTTCCTGCTTGATCTTGATGTCGCACATGAATATCATTGAACAGTGTACCGAATGCAATTACTGTCTTTCTTATAATTTCGTGATAAAAATAATTACCTAACATTAGAAACTACCAAATGGATTTGATTCTGTGAAATCGAGAATAGCGTCTGCCTCAGACTCAAATATATCACCTTCATTATATTTATCGGTGCTGTCATCCTTATTAAAACTTGAAATACTAAATAATGCCCCTGATGTAAGACCTTTAAGATCTTCACCATTAAAGAATCCTGATATTGTTCCACCAATAGAAACATTTGATATGGATAATATACCTGTATCTTGATCCCAATTTTTTACTCTTGCTTGAGTTCCTGAACGCATTCCTTGTACTATTTCATTAAATTGGAAAGTACCGATGCCACTGATTGTTTCTGGTGGATTAATAGTAACAGTAGGATTATTTGTATATCCTTGTCCAGCATTTTCAACAAAAATTGAATTGACTTGATTAAATTGACCAAATGCACCAATAGAAGCAATACCAACTGCTTTATCTGATGCAATTCCTCCAGCTGGATTTTGAACTGTAACAATTGGCACTGTTCCAAATCCAATACCATTATCAGTCATAGCAAATCGAATTACACCCGTTGATGTTGTATTAATCGAACAAGTTGCAGCTGCACCAGTGCCTCCACCACCAGATATTGTAATTGTAGGCACTGATATGTAACCTGAACCTGCATTAGTCATTAATATTTTTTCAACTGACCTTACACCTGCCCTTTCAGTGGTAAATGCAACAGCAGTTGCATTATCACCAGTTGGAGATGTGCTAATTGCAACAGTGGGATTACTTATAAATCCTGATCCATCATTGTTTAAGAATATTTCACGAATATATCCTGTTCCACGAGTAGCAAGTGCGGTAGCAGTTCTACCTACACCAACCAATTGGAGAGTTGCAATATATCCCTCTTCTTGAACCTGTGTATCAATAAAATCAAGTGATGTATCAATAACCTCATCTTCATATTCAAACAACTCACATTTTAATTTGTAGACGTAATTTTTACCTAACTGATAAAAAGGATCTTCGTGTTCTACAAATTTAATTTCAAACAATCTTTGACCTAGTGGAAAAAATACTAAATCACCCTCTCTAGGTCTTGAACCAAGTTCAATATCCTCTGATGATACCATAAAAGGAGCAATAAATTCTTCAAATCTTTCTTTTGATACTGTGAGTTCTACTTCATCTCTTAAACTCATTCCAAATTTAGTGAGAACATCACCAGCACCTGAGTATCCATCATATGAATTAACATACATTTCAACAGCAAAATTGTCATCAAATTTAGATGCTGTTACTTCTTCAATGATAGTTGCTTTATTAACAAATTTTCGAGGAATATATGTTACTTCTATACCATAAAGTCTTAGATGTTCATTAATTAGATCTTGTACTAATCTCTGTTCACCTTGCGATCCTTGTTGAAAATACGGATTTAATGCCATTATTCATCACCCAATAAAATCAAGAGGAGGCATTTCATAATCCATTGCTGATCTATCTCTTAACGCTTGCAATTCTCTTACCCCTTCATCATAAATTTCTCTTCCATTTAGTTCAATACCACCTGGCAATTTTGTTCCTCTAAATTTAAGTAAGTTCTGACCCCATTGTTTCTTGATCAATGCAGTAAAATAACGTTTTACAAAGGGATCATTATATATCTGCTCTGTATCTATCGCACGGAAACAATCTATTACAATAAATTCATCTACTGCTTGTGCTCCCCAATCAATATCCAAATATAATCTATCTTGCCTCATGTTAAATCTTATTTGCTTTTCTGTTGTTAACAAATGATCTATATCCTCAAGATATGTTTTTGTCATTGCATATTGCAATAAATTCACTGAGTTAAAATAATATAAATCATTCAAAAATAATTGATATTTAATACTAAACATTCCACCAGAAATGGAACTAGAGTCAAATTTAAATATTCGATTTACTCCTAATATATTTTCTGGAACTGCTAAAAAATTAGAAGTTTCATAAAAATTACTTGTAACAGTTACATTAGATGTTTGAATACCAGTAGATGTGACAATACCTACACCATCTGTGTCTTTTGCAGTCCCTCTATCAATATCATCCTGAGTAAACTTATACTTCAAGAACATTCTCTCAATGCCATCATAATGGCGTTCTTGATATATTTGAACAGTATCATTTACTGCATCGTGAAGTTGTTCATCATCAATATTGATCTCAAGAACAGGTGCTCCCAATTGACGCAATCCGTAGTTTATAAGTTGTCCTCTATTTGTCAGCATATTTAATCACCTTTAAGATTTGCGATTTCCTCTAGAAGTTCATTACGTTCTTTATCAAAATCATTTTTAAGAGTTTGTATCTTTGCCTCTAATAGAATATTTTGATTAAGTGCAGATGCTAATCTAGAATTATATAAGTTGACGAGCACATTTACGTCCACTTCACTGTTTGGTTGCATATCAGAAGGTACCTCCGTCTAGGGTTGAAGTCCAATGTGGTTTATTAACATATGTAGTCGCTACACTAGATGGTGCTGCTAAATTACTTTGACCACCACTACTCTCTCTTACTAATGTATTTGAATTATTAAATGTTCCTTCGACTCCAACAACTGGAACAGTTGTTGCAGCGTTGACAGCACTTTCAACAACACCAAACGCATTTGAACTATTTTGTTTAATAATATCACCCTGTGTAAGTGTAACATTACCAGGCATCGTTAGAACAACCTTAGTAACAGCAGTTAATACTTGCTTAGATGTAATAGTTGGTGATGCAGGTGCATTTGTTGATTGCTGAAGACCATCACTATCAAACCAAACTACACCACCTGAATTGAAGTTCCCTGACTGATAGTAGATACCTTTAATATCGAGGAAACCTTTTGTTCCAGCTACAACACTATTTGTAATTGTCGCATCAGGAACATATGTCCATCTACGACTATCATCACCGTGTGTACCGTGATTACCTGTTCCAGCAGTGCTAGATGCGATTGAACTATCATCAAATCCAAAGAAACCATCCTTTTGATTTGCTGTTCCAGTAGCTGTATTATATTTGAAACTTAATCCACGGTCTGTATTTGTATCAGTTGCGTGTGTGATTGTTAACTGTGTTCCTGTTGCAATACCTGCGGTAGTTGTACCTTGGAAGGTAAGCATCTTCGCACCAGAATTAACATTAGTTACAGTGCTAATTCCACTTGGAGAAATATTTGTAACTGTAATTGTATCATTAACATTGATACCACTAATATCATCTATTATCGCTGTTGAAACACCACTAGCAACTGTTACCATTACAGTTCTTGTACTAGTAACATCACCAACAGTTAATATTGGATCATTTACGGTTGATTGAGTAGAGTTAACTGTTGTTGTAGTACCATCAACTTGTAAATTACCTTTAATTATAACATTACCTTCATTACTCAAACCATCTGGATATGGATCAATGAATATTGTATTATCAGCACCTGCTAATGATGCGATAATATTATTCTCAATTCTTATATTACCTAACTTTGAATTACCACCAGATACAATTAAATCTCCACCGATAACAGCGTTCTTTGCAACTCCAATACCACCATCAAATGATACAGAACCATCAGTTGTAGTTGTTGCTTGAGTAGCGTTAGAAAATCTTACTCTACCAACACCATCAACCGCTGAACCTATTTCAAGTTTATCTGCTGTTGCTTCATCATATCTAATAAATGCCTGTGGAGCAGATGTACCATCAGATCCACCACCAAACGCTAATTTGGTATCATCTGGAACCATAATATCACCAGATCCATTAGGATCAATTATGATATCTGCGTCAGTTGTGCTTGATGATAATACATTACCATTTAATTTTAAATCATCAACATTCCATTCATCTATTTTTCTATTACTATCAAGTATTGCAACGATACCACCATCACTGTTTCTTGTATTTGTAACACCCGTCAAAGTACCAGGAGCATGCTCCATCATCGAGGTGTAAAAATGACCAGCGACTGGTAGAACATTAGTTCCGTTATCACCTAAGAATACTCTATCACTATTTCCTAGTGTGCCTCCAAAACTACCGATACCAGTAACATACGCTAATTCACCCCAATTTAAACTACTAGGTTTCGACGTACCTGATGATCGTTTAATTCTAATTATACTAGCCATTTCAGAAATTTCCTCCGTTGATGTCTAAATTCTGTGTTGCACCTGGCGTTAATTCTAAGGTTGCATCAAATTTTTGTGTAGCACCATTAAAAACTAGAACCATACCATTTTGTAAGGTTCCAACTACATTAACGTCGCTTAATTCTGATAATGATAAGGTTTGGGCACCTGCCAGTGAAGAAATCACTTTAGTGGCATTCTGTTGTCCAACTCTGACTTTTATATCTGCCATCTATGTAAGCAATTCAGATCTGGAAGTATTTATATTTACTATGAGTTTATCTTTGAAGCAAGGTCGTTGAGGAGTGATTTCAATTCATTAAGTTCTTTTTTAACACTTTCTAATTCATTTTTTTTATCTTTGTTCATTCTACGATTATTAATATAATTCTCATAACCCACATTATCACAGTTAATAATAGCACCTGTTTTTTCGTCACGATATAGGTCATTATAACCTTCAACTTTTGATAAATTTCTCATTACGCAAGTGCGATTGCTCTAAAGTCTTTTAGACGAACTGTCACAGACTCATTTGTTGATATCATTACAATTTTAATTGCAAATCCATCAAATGCATCTAAGTTATCAACTGAGAATTGATATTCCTTAAATTCATTTATACCACTCTTTGATACGAGAGCATCAGCTCTACCATCATTTTGATTAGCATCAATGATTTGATCACCGAAACCATCTCCATCAGTATCATTCAAGTTTTTGAAACCAGGAAATGCTCTGTAAGTTTGTGATACTTCACTAGAATCAAAACTGAATAATCTGTAAAATACTCTAAAATCAGATTCTGGAAGAACATTTGCAGCAACTAAAACTTTGAGAGAAGTCGCTGGATTTTCTAAGGTAACAGGTCTTGATACAAATACTGAACCATGTGGATCACCACTCAATGCATAAGTTCTAGGATCGGTGGCATAATTATTAACACCAATTGGATTATTAATCTTATTTCTTCCTAAAATAAAGATTGAATTTTTAGTATCTAAAACAGGTGATAAATTAGAGTCAGTCGTTGACATATTAATATTTAAAGTCAATGATTTATTTTTTGGAATAACATCTAAGTACTCTGCTTCATTGACTTTAGATGCAACTAATCTTGGTGAATCAAAGAAAGTAGTTTCATTTAAAGTTGTAGATTCAAATCCTTTATCAACAAATGATACTTCATTTCCACCAGCACTTTGACCAGTCACTGTTCTAATATTAGTATTAACCTCAGTGCCATTACCAGGTGTTAATACATTGAATTGTGGTGATAAAGAACAGAATTGATGATTTTGAGAAATTTTGACATTTTTACCACCAAATCCTTTTTCACTTGAGAAACAAAGTAATTGATCATTAGTACGATTTGAATCAATATTACTCATGTTAACCTTTATAAAATATGAATCAAAAGTATCAGGTTCTGCTGATACCATATGAGTTGTGTTTATTCCAACTAAAGATACACCACTCGCTTCATATACTTGAATGTCAGATCCAATTTTATGAGTAGAGGCATTTGTGTTGAACAACCCTCTATTTAATGTTAATTTGCCTGTACCAATCGTGTAACTAACAATTTCTTTGTTAATTAGAGCAATACCACTTGTAGTAGTAATACCATTAAATGTTCTAAATGGTGCTAAATCAGGTATATCAACTGAGGTTGAGTCGGGTGCTAATTCACTTGCAGTAGGAACTTTAACTGTATCTGGTTTAACGTTGTTAACTACAATTTTATTATTATTACTGTGATGACCATGATTAAATTGTGAAATTTCAATAGTATCTCCAGTAAATAAAGTGCCATTAACAGTTGAATTACCAGTTAATTCAGCAGTATTAACTTTTGTTGGAGTATCATTATTTGCACCATAATGAACAAGTCTTCTGTTTGTTGAATCAACAAATTGATCTCCCTGAACATCTGTTAGATATAAATGAGTTATCCCAGTAATTCCAGTAACCACTGCTCTTAAACCAGAACCTTTTGTATAGGTCGTTTCAGCAGGATCAATATCAATAATATCACCTACAACATAACCACTTCCAGCACTTCCACTTGAAACTGTTAATCCTGTTATTTTTTCACTAACTGTACTACCCTCTAAAGTTACATTAACTTCAAGTCCTTCACCTGATCCAGTTTTTGATATTGTTTGTACATTGTTTAGATTTGCTCCAGTGTTGTTGACAAATAGATAATCAGATCCTTGAGCAATAACTTCAATTGTTGAAACTGCACCACCTTGTGCCTCAATGATTCCTGTTAACGCATCATTCTCAGCAACTAAATTTCCATTAGTGTCTGTTTGTGCCATTTTTCTACCAACAGGGAAATTACTGTTAGTAACTCCAGTTACAGGAACTTTAAGTTTTCTTGGAAGAGAACGTAATGGATTTTGAGGTAGATTTCTTGTATTAGCATTACCAGGTGTTATTGGTGTGTTAAAGAATGTAGTTGTACCCGATTCAACAAAAGATGCTTTTCTTAATTTAAAGCATAAGTCCTCATATTGACTTGCTGTCCAAATTGTACCATTTTGTGATTTAAATAAACTACCGCCAATATACTGTTTACTTACGATTACATCTTCAACATCAGGTAATGTTGTAGTTTGAACCGTTTTCTGTCCCATCTCAGCAACCCACATTGTATATAAATCAGAACCAGGTGCTAAAAATACTAAAGCATATTCTCTATTTGGTTCAAGATAAATTGGTGATGGGAATTTAATCGTGGTTGGTACAGATGCATCATTTGATACATTAATATCATTTGGATTCACTGAAACTTGTGCAAAATCTTGAACTAGTAAATTAGTTGGTGTTCCCAATTCTACTGTTCTTAATTCAACAAATAATTTATTATTTGGATCCTTTTGAGCAAAATATACATCAAATGATGTTAAGAAAGCACCAGTTTCATCTACAGTAAAAGACTGGGCAAGAGGATCTCTTCTTGGTGCCTCTATAAACTGTGTTTTACTATCCTTTTTTGTATTAATCTTTAATGTAACCTCATTAGGTCTTTGAGGTGGTGGGGGTGGATTTCTTAAACCAACAATATTTGATGTTTGTGTAATAATTACACCTGAACCTGTAAATACACCAGTTGCATCAGATGCTAATGCTGTACTACCAGGAACTGGTATCACATCTGATGGAGCAGCAGTAACTCTAAATGTTTTTGATCCAGTAGTATAAACAACAGGTGGTTTTGGTTTTGAATTACCATCCCTAAAGAAGAATGATCCTATTAAATCACCCCAGTTATCTGAGAATAAGTTAGTATTTGTCACTAACGCTTCAGCACCACTTTCCTCTCCAATAATTTTTGCACCTTTTATTACGTATCCATAATAATCTTCATTATTTGCAAGTGAGGTTACATCAATGTTTAATAACTCTGATGTTGCAGAATATGAATCAGATGGTGCTGGTTTGTTTTTACCAAAGGGATTGACAGTATATTTTTCTTCAGTTGTTGCAAGTGCTCCAAGACCTGCTCCAATTTCTGGTCTGCCACTATCTCCAAATTTGTGATTCGGTGCCTGTAATCTTACATATCCTATCTCTGGTTCTTCTAGATTATTATTTACTAATTCAATACGAGCATTTTCAAATACTTTAAATGAACCAGAAACCATTTCAATTTCAATTAATTTTGGTACGATATCTGGAGACTGACTATCAAGATAATGGTAATGTCTTGTTCTTGGTTTTAAACCATTTGCAGCAAACATAACATTTCTTGATCTCATGAATGGATCTGCCTGACTATCAATTTTAACACTTTCTACATAATCAAATTCTTTTGAAGGTCCTACCAATACGTTAGTAAAACTTTTTTCAATTCTTTGAGTTGTTGTTGTAGTTGTAGTTGTAATTCTATTCTTATGATTATATTCAAATTCGCATAAATTAGTTTCTAATTCAATCTCACTTACATCTACATCAACATCAACCGTTGTTTTATCAGATACTAAATTGGTTTTTTCAATCCATTTAGCACCAGTTGATTCAATTCTAAAGTTCTCAACATAAATTGTTCTTGACCAATTATCTGATGGTGGATCTAAAACAATTGCACCTGCAAATGTAACAACCTGAAATGGATTAACATTTACACTTTTTGTTGCTTGTGGTTGATCAATCCAATCAATCTCTTCATAGTCTAAAGTAATTAGATCACCTGTTTTTTTACAATTAGGATCAAGAAGTTTTAAATTAGCATTCAAATCTGCAGCATTTACATCAATCGCAGGATCAAGAGCTAACTCTGCATTCATTGACCAAAAATCAACAGCACTTACTAATTCTTGATTTACAATATCAACTTCACATCTTGAACCTCTTTCAGGATGAAAATTGATAAATGAACGATCTTTAAAGTTGTTAACAACAAATCCAGTCTTGAATCGATTTAATCCATCTTGATCTTTTACTTGAAGTGTTTTTGTCGATAATTCAAGAGCATTCAATGATGTCATCGTCTCAAGATTTTCGATTCTTTTCTCAAGAGATGCAATATCTCTCATCGTAAATCTTCGATTATCGAACATTCTAATACGTGCTTGAGACGGATTATACAAATATGGTGGGTATGTAATCTGTGCAATCTCCATTGAATTGCCTATATCCACTGGTGCAGCAGGATTATCAGATGACTCACCTTGTATTAATTTAACTTGTTCAAATTGATTGATTACTAATTTATCAATTCTAGGTAAATAATAACTGTATCCTAATAATGAACTTTCATCTTGTGTTACAACAAATTTGTTAGTATCTTCAAATGTGCGATTTTCAAATGCAAAAGGTGATCCATTTGTGCTCGTATTAAACTCAGCAACTCTAGGTCTAAAATCTAAAGTATCAGTTGCTCTTATTCTTGATATGAATGGTACATCCTGAGAAAATCTATCTGCGGAATATGAGTTAACTGTAAATAAATCTCCCTTATTTCCAGCTGGAACTTTATATGTATCAAAAATTATTAATAATCTTTTTGATGGGATTGCAGCACTATTTTTTCTCTCAAGTCTGGAATAATCACAGTATTGTTGTTTATGTCCTTTATTTAAATCATAATTTTCTGTTCTATCTACAAAATTTCCAGTTATAATTTCTTGTAAAACACTTGTTATAGATGATTCTTTAAAAGTAACTTCCTCACCTTCAATAAATGCATTTGCATTTAAATAAACAAACCCAATCTGTGTTGAAGATCTTTCTACAACTTGTGCCACTGCACGACTTTGATTACCAACTATTTTTTCACCTATTACTGCGTTTGTATTTAAATTCAATCCAGATACAAATCTTAATTTATCTAATACAGGTTTAAGTAGATTTTTTGATTCATATACTGCAATAATCTTAACTACATCTGGAACGTTTAAACTTATTTCTTGATCTTCAACTCTTGTTCCATATGATTTGCTAGTTGTTAAATTACCAACTGTTGAAACTCCGACAGTACGTGTTATTTCTAGTTGATTGCTTCTTGAATAATTTTTTGACTTACTAGTAATGCCAACTTTTTTTAATGTAACATTTAATGTTAATGCACTATTTCTTGTCAATCCTTTAAATGTTAAATCAGCACCACCATTTTCAATAGTAACTTGATCTGATGTAAGTGGTTCAATTGCACCATTATTGTAATGGATAGAATATTTTTCAGCATCAAATGGTTCAAAGAATGCAGTTGTAATACCAGATGCTGGATCAAGAGCATCACCACTTGATAATGATAATGTACCACCTGATGAAGATTTACCAGTAACTTGAGTACTAATAATGAGATTAGAATCAGATGTATTTAAACTTGCAATATTTCGATGAGGAAGTCTTGTAAACAATCCAGAGTCTCTTAGATTTCTAACTTTTGGAACTCTTACTCTAAACGGACCTGTTGCTTGTCCTGATGCTAATATATTACCCTCACTTACATCAGGCACATCAGTTGTTGATACAACCTCAATATTTGTACCACCAATACCAATGGTGCTTACACGATGTATAACAGGAAGTGTATCACCTGGAGCAGCGTATGCTACGATTGAATCTGTTCCTATGCCACTACCAGCAAAATTACGACCAGCAACCGTACCTGAATTCCTTGAACCTGTTATCGTATCAAAAGTAATATTATCACCAACTGAGAATTTAGGTAGTATAGTATCATATAAAACAGTGTCAGCACTAAAAGGACTTACTAACCCAGATCCACCAGGTGCTGCTTGGAATATTGATTTAATATCACTTACTTTATAGTTTATTACAGATGATATACTTGATAAAGTAGCAGTTGTTTGTTCATCATATATTATTTGCTCATTTTTTAAGAATGTACCTGTTGTCTCTGATAATGCATATTCTGCAACACCAGTTGTTGCTGGACTCTCTGCAAGATAACCAATCGCACCACTTGATAAACCTCTTATTCTTGTTCCTTTGACTAAAGTTGAATCAAAATTAGTTACCTTTAATATCGTATAGGTTTGAATATCATAAAGATATAAATTGTACTCTGTTGATGCTCCAGTATATGCAGAGTCTGTAACATTAAAATTATATACTCTTGCCTGACCTACTTTGGCACCTTGAGCTGCGTTAGTACCATCTTTTCTCCTACTAAACAATCCAACTACGTTTGTATTACTACCACCAATGTTAATAAATGGGGTGCCTTGAACGTTGTTTATCCTTATATTACTGCCCATTGCAAGTGGAACAGATGCAACATCTACTGATTTAGTATCTCTGGGTTTCTTTGCATCTAATACTACACCACCTGGTAGATTTACATCAAATCCTCTTACGTATGCCTTGCCAGGAGACATTTTAACGCATAGTAAATCCTCAGAGGGTGTATTTCCCTCATCGGTTAAAGTATCCTCTGTATAGATGCCCTCAGAGTCCACTTCATCATTTAATGAGTTTTGAACTTTTACTAAAAATGGTTCAACAGAGTAATTTCCCGATTCATCAAATGTTCTAGATGCAAAATATTTTTTAATCTCAGAATATACAGTTGTATCTTGTAATTTTTTAGTTGCCCCATCATCAACTCTGAATAATTCTACAAAATTAGTATCATTTTTATCAGTTAAATCTTTTTTCGCTAATCTTACACTTATTTTAAATCTATCAGCACCAGGTGCAGCAAAGTTAGTAAATCCCTTGGCATTATCATACAAAGATGAATCTTCATTTGCATTTACAATTTCTTCAACAATATCAAATCCAACTCTAAATGATGGTGTGTTATTATAAGGATCTAGAATAATTAGAGAAGTTGGTACATCTACGAATGTTCCACGAATAAAATAAACACCCTCGCTTACACCAAATGAAGATCCAGTTGCTGCAGCATTAGTTAAAGATGCAGTTAAGACAGATTCATTTTCATTTATAGTTGTATTACCATAAGTTAGATTTTCCTGTAAAATTAAAATTTCCCCATCAGGAAATCCAACACTCTCACCATCATCTCCAGATTCATTATATTTTACAAAAATAGTAGGTTCACTTATACCCTCAGTTGGAGGTAAAATATAATTTTTTATAGTTGCAACAATTCCAGAATTCTGTCCAATAACTCTTGTGCCCTTACCATTATTATTTGATATTAATTCATCAAGATAAACAGAGACATCAATTCCTAGATGTGTGGAATTAATCTTTAAAGAAAAGTAAGATGTATCATACTCTATGCCACCTGGTATGACCATTGAACCTTCTTTGAAAATATGTTTTCCAAATGATTCGACTTGATTTTGTAATATTGATTGTAACCCAGAAAGTTCTCTTGCTTGAACAGGACTACCTGGTTTGAATAAAACTTTATAAAAGTTTTTTGCCTTATCAAAGTCATCAAAATAAGGACTTATATTTAAATTTGTCTTTTGTGGCATTTTAGAACTCTAGTATAATTTTGATGTCCTCTTTTTGTCGAGTATTTCGACTAATCTCTGGTCGATTATCTAAGTAGATAACTTCACCCGACCCTTTATTTATCTCACTATCAGATAACCCTGAATTAAAATTAATACCTAAATTAATTAATTTATTGCCATCTGGATTAGTGGTAATCCCAGAAAACTGAGTTTCTATTGAACCTGTAAAATTAGATTTAAGACCTTTAACAGCATTAATCCCCACTCCAGTTTCAAAATCATAAATCCTACCCTGTGTAGATATTCCTACATAATCAGTTTGATCAAAAGTTGTTCGATTGAAGTTTAATGTTCGATCATTAAAGTATTTCAAAACTTTTGTTTCTATATCAAAAGAAGCAACATAAGATTGTGCCACATTTCCTACATTTGGTGAAATAGTTAATATTTGATTGATTATCTCCCCAACGACTGGAGTTCCAGTTACGGATTCAAATTTTAATGCTTTCAGTGAGGAAAAAGTACTCTCTGTATATGTAATTGATGTACCAATTTTAGTTGGATTTTTTACAATGCCAACTTGAGAAAAAATAGTATCAATAGGAAAATCTTTTGTGCTGTCATCAAATCTCGCATAACAAATAACTTTATCAGTTCCCAATTCAGTGTAAATGTCATGTCCATGACCTAAACCTGGTGGAATAATTGGGATGAGTTTTGCCTTATCTGCTGCTGTTTGATTATTATTATCAATATTTCCAAGGTCAACAACTCCGTAACTATAACCTTGTCCACCTGCACTTACAGTTACATCAACAATTTTTCCCCCGATAACATCAACTCTTGCTTTCGCTCCTGTTCCGTCACCAATAATATCACACTCTTGACCTAAACCATTTGTATAGTTTGCACCTTCTTTTTCAATGTAAACATGTTTTATTTGATTTAAATTAATACTCGAATCACCATTCTCTCTAACATTAATAATTTGTGCGTCAGTAGATGAAGACCAATTATTTGGGACTGTTATAAACTCTGTAGCATCAAATTTAATAATATCGCTTGGTGATACAGTGAACAAATATTTCCATATATAACCATCACCACTATTACCTGCTTTTGATGGTTCTAGATCTGTGAATGTTGGTTCATCTTGAGAAACATTTCCTAAAACATTATTACCAGAAGATCCGTTATCAATGCACACATATACTTTAAAATCAGAGTTTAATACATAATAATTTGCATCATATAAACGACTTGATGATGTTATGGGACTTTGATTCTTAGCACTATAATCATCTCTATAAATTTCATATCTACTACCTTCAACCCAATCTATTCTCCTAATTAATCTACGAACGTTTCCAGAAGATATTTTTTTACCATACATCATTGTATCTTGACTATGAGCACGATATGAAAAACTGTCCTCTGGTGCAGGAGTTTGTTCATCCCAATCAGATGATCTTCCGTAACCAACAAGAGCTTCATCTGGTGGTCCACCTGGATTTGGTAATCCAACAAACACATAATATGAGTTATTTGTATTTTCTACTGATTCTACAAAATTATTTGCATTTAATATTCTAAATTGATCAGTAACAATCGCTGGCATTGTATCTAAACTTTTTCTTTTTATTTATAGTGGTTTATCTATCAAGTTATATCTGCCCTGATTGAACCACTACCTCTATGACCTCTTTCACCTAGATTATCATAACTCTTACGCTGTATTGTTGGGAATGTAGATAAACCAGATACACTAAAATTACTTAATGTTCTACCTTTTACATCAATCGAAATAGGATTACTAGATCTCTTGAGTGAATTACCATACAATCTGCCCCAAGTTATAAATCCAAGAGCAGTTGTAATTCCTGTTGTACCATTATAGAATCCTGTTGTGTCAATACCTGCAATAGATGAATTACTATTTGTATGAATATTCGCTGTAAATTCTCCTTCACTACTACCATTATCACTTGGAGATTTAACAATGTAAATATTATCTACAAATGCAGTACCAATACCTACAACATTTGAATTAGTGGTTACAACTGATGTGGCACCACTTCCAACACTTGTTCCTGTAACTAATACTGGATAATCCTCTTCAAGAAGTTTTGCATCTACACTATCTAATTTACCATCAGCATCACGTAGAACAGCATGATAGAAGAATTTAAGTGCTCTACCCCCTGATCTGCTTACATTCTTAATGCCTGTGATAATACCAACAAATCCCTCTACTTGATCAATTCCAGTAATTTTTTCTGTTTTAAATGGTGGTAATGGAAGTATTGCTCTAGGTGCAACTGTAAAACCAGATCCTGCAGCAGTTACATTTGTGCTTACAAGTGAACCTCCACTAAAGGTTGCTGTAGCGGTTGCTGTAGATGCAGAACCAACAGTCGTGCCAGCACCTAATGGTTCAGTTAATTTGATATCAATCGTACCATCAGCATATCCAGATCCAGCATTTGTGATTGTAAATCCAGTCAAAGATCCAGATGATATTGTAGCAGTTATAGTTGCACCCTCATTTATATCACCTGATGTAATTAATGCGTCAACACTATCAACTATGAAATTACCTCCTCCAGACGAGTATCCAGCACCACCTTTTACAGGATCTTCATAGAAGAATGAAGTTGCATCATCTACAAATATTCCATCATTGTCCCCTACACCAGGTCCAGATGTTACAGAGAGATCACCAATAATTTTTGCTGTAGGATAAATTTGTGGTTCTATGATGGGTCTTGTCTTATCAACAATAACACCATTCAATTTAAGATCAGTTTTTTGTTTAATCCATTTAATTGGTTTTTTATTTTTTTCATCAATTCCCCTACCAACATAGATATCAGTCTCAACTCTATCAGTGTTTAAAATATCTTTAACAATTCTATCTCTTGATTGTGTGGTTGTTATTCCTGGTAATCGATCATTTTTAGAAACAAAAAGTGTATCACCAATTTTTACTGTTTCTTTTATATCTGCAATTTTTATATCTACACCATCTTCTCCTTTATAGAAGAATATATCAACCTTATCATCAACATCAGGTGCTTCTAAAAATGTAAATGTCGATCCACCCTCAAACTGATATGCTTCCTTGGGTGTTTGAAGAACTCCATTTACAAATATCAGCAATACAGCATCTAGATCAATTTGTTGTGATACAGAATCTGTAGGATCTTTCTCAAAACTTAATAATTCACCATTGAAAAATATGGGAAATCTTGTTCTTGATCCATCTTGTAAAATACTAATACTATCAATGAAATCAATTTCACCAAATTGCCAAGATGAAAACTTATCATTTATTATCTCAAGAACCTCTAACTCAAATTCTTGCACAGGTGCTGAGAATCCAAGAGCAGTAACTAAACCAACTGGTCTAAACTTATCACCTTTTTTGAATGAATGACCAGATCTTGCTACCTTGAAGTTTTTAATTTCAAATAAAGTTGATCCGATACCGACTGATGTTGATGCAGCACTAACCTCAACATCAAGTAATAATTGAGATCCAGTAACTGTTGTTGGACCAACACCTAATCTTGATATACCTTCAACTGTAAGATTTTCTAAATTGGGTTCTGGAACATTAATCTGTGGATTGATGTATCCACTTCCACCTGAGACAATATTAAATGATAGTACACCACCAGGACCTTGTGATGCAGTGATATTAGCACCTGTTCCCCCTCCACCACCAGCACCCACATTAACTGTGATTGTATCAGTTGTAACTGCTGTAATTGTCAAGAATACATTATTTGCAGGATCAGTTGAACGAGGATAAGGATGATTACTAAAATGACCATCTTTATCACAAGTGAATACTAATGAATTTGTTGCAATTTTTATCTTATTACTTGTAGTTAAACCGTGTCCTGCAATACTAAGAGTTAAACTACCAGTTGCTGAGTCATATATTGCATCTGTTGGTGTAAATGTTGAACTGCTACCTTGAACACTGATTGAATTATTTGATGAACTTACAAATTTATGTAAGAAATTAATATCAACCACTTCAATTGGAACTGGCATATTTCCACGATATCCTGAACCAAATGTCAAATCCTCAAAGAATTCAAATACATCTCCACCACCCTGATAGATATGTGGTATCGTACTTGGTCCTGCTTGCACTTCAATAGTTCTCTCAGATACAATTCCAACTAAGAATAATGCTCTATCATGATCTTGGAAGAATGTTGTTGTTACACCAGCATGTTGATTTGCACAACTAAATTCTAATCTTTCCAATTTAACAGTATTTGGTCTGTTTAATGAGAATCCGTGAACAATATCAGTTGTAACGGTAATAATACCTGTGATATGGTCGTATGCAGCTGTTTGAATACCTAAAGGAACTCCTGATGATGTACCTACCCCTACAACGCTTGTAATAGTTCCACTTGAATTGGTAAATGGTTTTACTTTCGCTCCAACTAGAGGTGCATAACCTAATCCTGTTGTCGATCCAAGAGAGACAATCAATCCACCTCTAGGTATTTGATTTTGATTAATATCAGATTCTGATACAATTGGTTGACCATTTGTTGAAGTAATTCCAGTGAATGATATTGTAGAAATACCTGCAGTTGTATCAGCTTCAATTATATAATTATGTCCTTCATTATTTGTTGTAAATGGAGTTTGGAATACACCATTTATTAAAACAATACCATTACCAACTTGAATACCAGATGATGTGTTTGCACCTCCAACAGTTAGTTTATAATCTTTACGAAGACCTGTAAATTCGTCAGATATATCATCAAATAACATATTTGTCGTATAATTTTGTCTTGTAAATGTTCTACCACTAAATTTTGCCTTAACGAATGGAAGTTCTGTATTTGTCTTTCTTGAACGAGTATTTCCTTTTGGTGGTTCAATAAAATGAACAAAACTATCAACTATATTAAATGAACCTCTATGAACTCTAACTAATGAATTATCAGCGTGTGATGATGCTGAAATACCTAATACACCTCTTTCAACTTTAACTGTTGGGAATGTTGATATTCCTAATGATATGTTAAGAGAACTGTCAATTTGACCCGAACCATCTGCTGTACTCGTAAATCCTACCTCTTCAATTTTTAAATATTCATCATCTATTTTTAATACATCACTTGTTAAAATAGAACTAATGCCACTCAATGCAAATTGTGTTTGTGTATTGTTTATAGCACCATCTAAGTTATGTGTGATAGATGTAAAATTAATTGGTTGCTGTACAATGCCATCTAATCCTATAATTGTTTTTGACAATGATTTTGTCATTGATAACCTATGAGCATTACCAGCACCGATTCCAGTAAATGTGATTGCAACTCCAGAGTTTACATCAACCTTTCTTGGGAAAAGTTGGAAATTATTTTCATCTTTTATTTTCACAAACACAGTGGATGGTAAAATATCTGTAGTAATACCTGTGGGTAGTGTTGTTTGACCAATAGATACCGCAGTCGCAGCAACTCCTGCAAATGTTGTATCTGGTGTATAAATTAACTCTTCATTTGTATTAAAGAAATGATTGTTAATAGTGAACATACCATTTGATTTTGCTAATCCTACCCCATCAGGATTGAAAGTTTTAGAATAAATTGGAGTTCCTTCGTGAGTTAACTCAAATTTAGTCTTATTAGCACGTTTTCCTTCTAGTCCGTCATAAGTTGCCAAGAATAAATCCAAATCATTAGTACCATAACTTAATTTTGGAGGTGTATTGTCAAAATCACTATCAGTATTGAATATTTGATTAAACGCTTGAACCTCAACTAATGATTGAATATTTGAGTCTGGAGTAAATCTTAAATTGATATTTGATCCATTAACCACACCATCAAATGATCCAAGTCCATTTGTTGAACCTATAGATACAAATGGGTATTGAACTGTTAATACATCATCAGCATCACGTATAGTAACCACTTGATGTATTGCAGAGGTTTGGCCACATGATACTCTAACAAGAGTTTTTACAGTGCTATCTTTTGTTTTATCAATTGTACTATAAGTTATTGGTGAACTTGTTGCTGTAGAGTAAGATGATTCAAGTCTAAGACTATTCTCAAAACCTGCAATTTGACCAGCGACTAAGTATCTAAAAGTTCCTGAACTAGTTGTAGTTGTACCTAATCCAACTACATCACCATTTACTTTAATATTATTAGATGTATCATTAATTAATTGAAGTTTGATAAGATTATTTTCAAACTTACTTGTTAATATTCCTACTGAATTTAAAGAAAATCCATTTTGTTTATCAGTAAATATCTCAGATGTAACAACATTTGTTCCATCAAAATTACAAACAATTTCGTTATAATTTATTTCTTTAGTAACTGAATCTTGAGTAAATATTTTTGCATAAAATCCATTAAAGTTAGTTTTTGGATATTCAATAATAGTTTCAGTTGTTGAAGATGTTATCTCTTTACCCAAACCTGTCAAACTTACGTTTCCAACAGTATTTGTTCCAATACCTAATGAATTAGTATCATAATTGGTTTTCAGTACTTTTATATTATGATCTTTCGTAAATTTTTCAACAGGATTAAATAATAAATTCCTTACACCTGTATCTGTTTTCTCTGTATCAAAATCTCCTAATTTTAAATTAGTATTGGTATTATTTAAACCAATACCACTAGTATCTGATGATTTTTCAACTAAGAATGTATCATCCTCAGATGTGTAAACAATTAATTCACTTAATTGGGTGTCAAAAGTATCAGGATCAATGATTTGAATAATATAAGATTGATATAAATTAGATATTTCTTCAATAACAGAATTATTTGCTGCAAATCCCACACTTGAAAATTTATCACTTATATCGTCATGAACTAAAACTCTATTAGATATACATTTACTAAAATCTGTTAATTGTTTTGTTGCTAATACTAAATTATTTGATTTATTTCCAATTCTATCAAAATCAGTTGCAAAATCAAAATTATTAATAGCATCGACTCTTAATGGGTCATTTAATAGATCGATGACCACTGCTGAAGATGAACTAACGGTTTGTATACCAGATTGTGTATTTCGCTGAATGGTTGTATCAGCAAAATTTTTCATTCCAGCAGGATGAACTAAACTATTAACTGTATTAATGAATTTATCCCACACTATTGGACTTCTTACACTGTAAGATAAATTTTGATAATAATCATTATCAGGTATTACTTGAGTGTCAAGATTTAATTTACCAATATCATCTAACCACCCATAATCTTGACGAGATGAATAATTAATTTTGAATAATGATTTTTTATAGTTTGCATTTACTATCTCAGCTGATACATTAGTAGTTTTACCTACAATTCTGTCTCCATTTCTGAGAACAAATAAACCATCAACTTTGATATAATCATCTCTTATTTCAGTTACTATTAAAAGATCAGTCTCACTACCATTTACAGTTAATTCTTCGTTTAATAAGAATTGACCTCTACTTTGAACTGGGATAATTTGTGGTAAAACATTTTTATTCACTATTGTTGCATATCCAGATTGGAAAGTTTTTGCAATACCTGGATTTGTAGTAACACCTGCTAAATTAAACTCTAATCTAGCCCTTGTTCCTCCAATGTAATTGCTAACTGTAAAATAACCATAATTATGATCGATTGAATTATATCCATCTCCTTGTACTGTAGACGATGTTGAAATTCCTTGTTGTGTACCGATTCCAACTTCATTTATTCTTTGGATACCTTCTACAAATATTTCATCTCCAATCGCAAATGGTTGAGGATCTGGGAAACCATTAAAAGGTGTCTCAAGAAAACAGGTTACAATACCACTTAATCCTTGTGGATTAGATAAAATCGAATTAATACCAATTCCATTTGAGTTATTAATTGGTATAATTAAATGCTCAACTGAGTCTAATCCATTTATTGGTGCCACAACTTCCACTTCAGTCACAGATTGATTTGGAACTTTTGCAATCATTGATACATCATCAACCACTGTATTAGAAATAGGGTTGAATACAATTAAATTAGGAGCAGATGTATAATTTAATCCTCCTGATAATATTTTTACAGAGTCTATTACATCTAAATTATCGATATCAACTATTGGAGCAGCAAATCCCTCTGGTTGTAAAGTTTTATCTGATGCATACTCATAACCAATATTATTAATTCTAAATTTTTTAATTTTACCTATAGATTTTGAATCTGGAACAATATTAGCGTTTATACCATCTACTGATGATACTGATTTAAATGTTGGTAACTTTTTATAATTAAATCCTTGAGAATTTATTTTAAGATCTTTTATCGCTCCAGTGGTGTTTTTTGAATTTGTAGAATATTCTAATACTTCACAATCAGTTATATCATAATTTAAAAATTCTGGAAGTCTGGGTGAAAACTTAAATGTTTCATCTGTGGTATCAAAAATATTATACTCACCGTTAAATAAACTATCAATGAAGACGATTTGCGAATAATTTACCACATCGGTGTCTGATGTGCTAATAAATTGACCTTTTTCGACACCATAATATAATATGTTAGGTGTTGTAGGAGAATATGAAATTGTTAGAGCTGCCCCTACACTACCAGGATTACCTATTGATGATACATTAAATGAAGTCGAATCTGAGGAACTTTTGAATTCATTCTGCAAGTTTTCATCATAGAATAATTTAAATTCATAACCAGATAAATTTGATGATGATAAATTAAAAGTTAATTTTGAATTTTTTATCGAATTAATTTTTGGATTAATTGGTGATATTTTTTGACCACTACCTCCAGTATTTGCTGTAATTAAAACTGTTCTGACAGGATCACTACTCAAATCATTTAAAGTTTCAGCAAGTTGAAAATATCTATCACTAACTTTATTAACGTAATAAGAACCAGTTGATAATCCTGTTGCCGATCCCTGATAGAAAACTTTATCACCTGTAATAAATCCGTGATCTTCTATGTCAATTTGATTTGTCTCTACATCAGCTGCATTAAATGTGAGTGGGTTTATTAATAATTTTTCAAATTCTGCATTATAATCAACAACAACAGGTACAGTTGTTCCAATACCAACAGAGAGATTTGGAATTACATTTATCTTTACTTGATCACCATTTTTTAATCCATGAGTCGTGGTGTTAGCTGCTGAAACATTTGTGGTTACAGTCGATGTAATCTTATCAACATCACCAGTAAGTTGTGTAAAATTAGATGTTAAATTATAGAAAAATGAACTAATACCAGCAAACCCAGATATTGGACCAGAAGTAGAAGCATTTGATTTAAAATATAAACCTTGACTTGTTGATCCAATTGCAACTGTAGATAAACCAATATAATTTTCACCTTTTTTAATTACAAATAAATCTATTGATGTTTGTGATTGATTGCCGAATGGAATCTGAAATGCATCTGAGTTATTAGTGGTGGGTGAAACTGTTATTTTATTATTAGTGACATTTGGAACATTTAATGTTACTTTTTGACCAGTTCTGAATGGATGATTTGGTAAGTAAATCTGTCTTTCTGGAATCTGTACTACAGTCGAAGTTTCACCAACATTAACTGTGACAGCAGATCCAATTCCACTTGTTCCAACTGCTATTGAATGAACTGGGTTAAAATAAACTATATCTTGATCTTTTGATTCAAATTCATCAGTTTTTACAGAAATTTCAAATTTATTGTTTAAACTATCAACATTACTTCCAAATGTATGTGCAATAGCAACTGCCCCTATATTACCTTTACTCCTTAATACTCTTATGACTCTTTCTGTAGGGAAAATATTCAATACCTCTAAAAATTCAATTGAAGTGGTGTTTCCAGAACCTACTTTTATACTTCCACCTACCGATAAACCATTTGGGATTTTATTGACGAAAATATCTTGAACTCGTGCCACACCTGATGCTTTTTCTACCATTGATTTTGCTAAACCAACAGTTTCTGTTCTTACACCTATATTGAATGTATTTGTTAAATTTTTAATTGATGTGCTCAAACCAGAAATTTGCACAGCACTCAAATTAGTAAGTTCCATTGAAGGAAGTAACCTTGCCTGTACAGTTGATTCATTTTTCCTTGTAAAAACAACAGATTCAAAAGATTCAAGTTCTGTTTCAATTGTTGAAACACCTATTCCAACTATTCGATTTACTTCTGCAGAAAAACCTGATCCACCAGTATCATTTTCATCAAATACGACCTTATCTCCCACTTTATAATTACTACCACCATCAAGGATTATTAAATTTTCGACACCGCCTTTCTCTACAGTTTCAACTTTAATGGATTGCCTAACAATTTCATTTGATTCAATGATAAAATCATTATCAGCAAATTTTTCACCAACACTATAAGGGAAAGTATTTCTTAGAAGGTTTGAATTATTAAAATCAAAATCTTGATTAAGTTTTTGATTATCCTGTATTAATGGTAATCTGTATGTTTTACCTATAAAATAAGGGAATACACCTGATAACTTACCATTAATATCTTTCTCTACAGTTGCAAAATATGCATAAATTCCATTTGGAAATTCTGGAGTTTTAGAAAAACGACCATTATGCGAATCTAAATCACCAGTATTATTAAGAATATAATCTTCATTAAAGAATCCTGCTTCAAATCCAGATGGTCTATTAAATACTTGGTTTATATCTTTTGAATATGATGGTGTTAATATTTTTATAGGTGAATTTATATTTTCTGGATCAGTATAACCGAATGGTCCATATATTGGATTACCATCATTTGCCCAACCAATGATAGGAGAGTGTTTTACCTGTGCTACAAATTCTCCAGAATTACTAATAGTAAATGTATCTTTCTCAAAATCTTCAGCTATTTTTTGTGAATATGATAATATACTATAACTTAGATTTGTAGGTCTTTCAATGAAAGTTTCACTTCCAAATCTAAATTGATCGTTTAAAGTTAAATTTCTTAATCTTGGAATATATAATCCATTTTTACCTCTTGATTCGACTGTTATTTGAATCGTATTTGAATTATAACCAATACCAGAATTTATAACAATTACATCAACTAATTGTTTATTTTCAATTACAGGTCTTAAAATTGCACCTGTTCCAGTTGAATCACTTACAACTATTTTAGGTGGAGAACTATATTCTTTCCCTTTATTTGTAACTACTACACTTTTTATTTTACCATTACTAATACTTGCTTTAACACCTGCATTTTTACCTGTTTTTAATTTTATATCTGGAATATTTTCATGATTAAGAATATTAGATCCATAATTTGTTCCTTTTTCATAAAGATATCCACCAGTTAATGATCCAGTTATCACAGGTGTGAAATTAAAACTACCTGTTACAGTGCTTCCATAAACAACTTCTACATTAACTTGTATTTTTGGATAAGAGAAACAATGATAATCTGTACCCTGAGATGTTAAATTAACGAATTTACCCCTATCAAAGTTTGTTGTATTAGTTGCACCAACTCCAGCATTAGCGAGTCTAAATGAATTATCATCAACATCCATAACAAAATAGGAGATACTCGTAGATAATCCAGAAATAGTTTGTCCTACGTCATTGCTATATTCAATTATTTCACCAGCATTGAATCCATGATTATCAAAAAATATCTTATCATACGATGTTGATATACCACTTGGTGGTACTCTTAATTTACGATGTTGATAACCTGCACCTGAATTTAAAACCTTTACACCGAGAATAGTATTTTTTGACTCTGTTCTAAACTCATGAATACCACTTGCATTAAAATCTGTTGCAATACCGATTGTATTAACACCTACTGCACCACCTGTGTTAAATTTTGCATCACTCTCTGAGTTAAAAATTCTAATTGTAGTTGAGTTTATAACTCTTACAAAATATGAATCTCCATCAGCTAGTGTTCCATCAATTACTTGGGGAGATGTAGTGTTAAACGCTGGTCCAATACCCAAAGAATTATATCCATTATTTTTATATGTTATTTTTTGTCCAGTCTCTAAATTATGTTTACCTTTAAATGTAATAGTTTCTTCATCTAAATCTAAACCACCGCCAAAAGAATTAGGTCTTGCATCAAATTCAATTGATCTAAATCTAGCACCTGTCAACGCTTGCAATTCACACCCTGAACCATTTCCTCCTGTTAATGAAATACTTTTTACAGTTTGAATATCAAAATCTTGAGGATCAACAAAAACATTTTCGACTGAACCTGATAGAATTGGTTCAATCAATGCGGTTGTTCCTGTGCTAGATTCTACTTCAACAGTAGGTGGATTAATAATATCATAATCACTACCCTCATTCGCTAAATCAATTTTTTCAATTGGACCAAAAAATATTCTATCATTTGATATAGGTGATCTAATTTCAACACCATTTTTTAAAATTCCTATATCATCTACTACATCATCTTTATTTGAGGTGACTTGTAAATTCTGTGATAATGGATATTTTCTTAATATCTTATTTGATGATAAATCTTTACCACTATGTCGTTGTAAAGTGAATACGTGTTTATCCAATGCAGAAGATCCTGCACCAATTTGAACTGTGCTTGCAGAACCTATTTGTGATCTTGATAAGTATAAAGCTACTCTACTAATCTTTGTATTACCAGTTTCAGGTTGTGGATCTACAAAATATAATTGACCATCTACTAAACCAGATGCTACAGTTGCAGGATTATTATCAGTTGAATTAACGTCTTTTTGAACATTATATACAACTGCATCACCCTCCAAAAACTTAATATCTTCACCAACAGGTGGATTAAATTTTATAAAACTAAATTTATCTGTATCTGTTTCATTTACACCAAGTAAAGTATTTTGATTGAACTCAGTGCTTTCTACAACTTTTTCTAAATCAATACTGTAACTAGGTAGTGAATTTGATGCCACGTAACCATCAACTTCTCCATCTGTATATACATTAAGGACATCACTTATAATATTATCATTTCCTTCCCCTATAGCAGTCTTCGTACTTTTTGCCTTTAACACAATTCTTCTTATATCATATTCCTCTCCAGCTGCAGGAGTGAAACCACCTAAAGATGTTACAGTTATTTGATTTAATAGTGCATCAACAGATTGCACTACACCAGAACCATCAATAGTTTGCTCATTTCTTCTTAATATGTCAAACTTATCACCAACTCTTAATGATGCTTTATCAATTTTAGTTTTTAATTTAAAAGTAGCACCAGCAATCTCTACTTGAAATCTTGAACTAGTATTATATTGCCAAACATTTGCAAAGATCTCTTTATAACTCTCAGAGTTATTGTTTACCTTTTCACCTACATTTTTAACATATATGTTTTCTCCTTCATTAACTAAATTAATATCATCAATAGTTTTAAAATCAGATAATACTCCAGTAATTCTTAATTCAATTTTTTTACTTAAATCACCATCTTCATAACCAAATATATTTTCATTAATTCTTATATCATCAGCAGTTGATATATTTGATACTACACCAGTACAACCAAAGAATTGATTAACTGATTTAGATGTATAATCAATTGTATTTGATCCACTTATAATTGTTCCAGTGGCACCAAAACCAATTGTAGAGTCTACTGAGATAATAGATGATCCTATTGATACTGGATTTATTACTTTTGTCTTACCTGAAACATTAAATATCCCCTGAATTAAGTCACTATCGCTATATCCTACAAACAATGATAATTTATAATATGATTTACCCTCTCTAGTAAATATTTCTACCTCAGATACTGAGGCATTTGTATTTAAATCATTTGATTTAAATATTGTTTGTCCAACTAACTTTGATGGATCACCTGTCTCAGTAATTAGATCAGCAACTACTATTTCTCTTCTATTAAATTCTGCCTTTGATGGTTTTATTAAATTTGATTCAAGATCTAGAATTTTAGACTCAACACCAAATAAGACTTTAAATAATATTGTTATTGATTCTTCTGTTCCTTTTGCCTGATAAAAAGAACGTGCGAATTTAACAAAATTACCAACATCTAACTCAGTTGCTAATGTAATATCTTCAAATCCTGGTAAAAATGTTCTTTTTAATTTTTTATAAAATTCCTGTAAGAATAAAACAGATAAATTCTTTACTTCAGTTCCAGAAATATGGTTAGAAGCACTTGTATCCTCAAAAGTTAGTTTTTCTTTATTAACATCTAATAATGATGATGAAATTCCAACATTATATCCAGTTATACCACTAAATCCACGAATACAACCTGTAAAACTGTTAGTTGTTATGCCTGTGTATGATATGATCTCATCATTTATTTTAAGTAATCCATATTCACTAGGAAATCCTTTTGTGCTTGGAACATTAATAACCGTATCAGTTGTTGAAACATCTGCAGTAATACTTGTTAAACCAACTATAACTTCAGGAACTAAATTATCAACTTTTTGATATTGGTTGAAATTGTTAATTAAATCACTAACACCACCTTGAAATTCTTGAGAAATATAATACTGTTTAAAAAATTCAACAGCATTTGGAAAATCACTCAACAAAAATGTTGGTAATTGATTTTCAATAATAGTATTGACCTTTATTCTTTTGTCAATTTGTGACATAAATTATTTCCTCTCTAAAACTCCATTTGAGTAACTTGAGGTATAGTAGTCTCTAGTAAACACAACACCTGAAACATCCTCTCCTGATGCAATTACGTCTTTCAACATATTTATCGAACTATTTGAAACGTCAAATTCGACAAATAAATCTTTCAAACCAACCACATCATTTGATTCAGGGACTGCTTGAACCTCAATTAAATTATTTTCAGATGCGGTTGATGAAATATTAATTGTATTTAATAGTATTTCACCTTTTAGATAATCAACACCACCTGCCTCTTTAATGACTACAATTTGCTGATCTTTTTCATTTCGAGTCACAACAGAAATTGTTCCTTTATTACTACCATCTAAATTTCCTGCAACGTCTTTATTTGGAACATCAGTAAGAAAAACAGTTCCAGTTGTTCCAGATAAAGTAAATCCAGTACTCTTTATATTGTAACCTGCAGGATTAATATGGAAACGATTACCAAAACATAACTCATATTGTGCGAATTGATTTAATAATGCTTTTAAATCTCTTCTAATTTTAACTGTTGTTATATTTGAAGTAATCCCATCATTTACACGGTCAATTAATTGACTTAATTTACTATATTTAAAACGACCTCCAAATTTATTAATCTCTACATTATTTGAATATAAATTTAAAGCACTTAAAATACTTGATTTCAAATTAAGTGCTGATGCAATTTGTGCTGGATTATAGTATACGTTAGTATCAATCTCAATAAAGAGAATTTTTAAATCGACAATCTCATTATCAATACCTGCAACTGCAAAATTTTTCAATTTATTTTTTATTATTGTTTTATCGAAATCTGATACAAAATTTCCGTTTTTTGGTTTTATACTTATCTGTACTTTACCAAATTGTGGTGGATCTAATTCTTCACCACCTACAACTGATACTGACTCAGTTCGTGGAAAAATATTACTAATTATTGCTTCATAATCTCTTGGTGTAACTGCTCTGTATTGTGCTGAGTAAAGTCTTGGAGCAAAATACTTAATAGAAGACACATTTTCAACATCTGCCCCGTCAGTGGCGTTAGAGACGGTGGTTATTGATATGGTATCTGATGGAGTGAAGAAAGTACCGTCATCTTTTGCAAAAGTTCCTTGAAAACTAAATTCACTTGGTCCATTTCCATCTTTTCCATCGGTAACAATATATGTTGCGATGATACGTTGACCATCTTCTAATTTTTTACCAAATAAACCATCTCCAAATAATATTTCAAACTTTTCATCTTGAACTTCCTGACCAAGATAAATTTCTGATGTTTTTGATAAATTAAGAATATTATCTACTTGTGAATATTTACGACCAAAACTTGTTTCACCTTGAACACCAACATATACTCGAAGTGTTGAAGTATCAATGTTTGGACTATCAATAATATATCTCGCATCTATAGATGCATCAACTATAAAAGTTCGTGTTAAGTAAGTTCCTTCAAATATTGATATTTCATCATCAAACTGTGCAAATGAATTACCACCAATGTCAACTATTCTTGATGACGTAACATCTTCAGGTAGAGAAAATCTAAAAGTTGTATTTTCAACTGATCCAATGCACACAAGACCAGCACGTAATTTTAAAAATTTTGTTGTATTATTGTTTGTTGTTCCTAAATCTACATCATCAAGTTTAATTTTTGCAATAGCAGCTGTGCGACTTCGGGGAACATAACCTATATTACGTGCTAATGATACTACATTTTCTCTTACAATCGCAGAATCAAGATACGCCTCATTTGCAACTAAGTTTGCATTGAAGGCATTAATATAAGTGTTATATGCTAAAGTATCGATTAAAACAGAAAAATTAGAACCTTCAAAATCAAAATCAGTAAAATTTGAATTCGATCTTAAAAAATCTTTAATTTGAATTTTGATATCTTCAAAATCAAAACTTGTAAATTGAGTAAAAGGCATATTATCTCGATGGTTCTAATATAAAGGAAAAACTTTGTGGAGGAATATCTGCTCCCTTGATGGTAAAAAATACTTTCACATCTAATACATTATTATTTGGTCTTGCAGAAACCTCAACATTAACTTGATTAACTCTTGGTTCAAAGATATCGAGTATCTCACGAACTTGATCTTCAATTATGGTAACTGTAGTACGTGTATAATTTTCAAATAAAGAATCACGTATGTCTGTACCAATTAAAGGATTAAAAAACCTCTCTGTTGGTATTGTTTCAACTAAATTTCTCACTGATCGAATAATCGCACGTTCATTTATTAATACAGGCAAGTCTTTCGTCACTGGATGAGGTGAAAAAGACAAACTTATATCCTTAAATGCTCTTGATTTGCGTTGTATCGCCATTAAGTGGTACTTTTAGATTTATTTATACCCAATAGTTAACGATTTAATAATCGAATTCGATGTTTTTTTGATTTTAACCCCTCAATGAGAGAATTTGCAATTATTTTTGGATCTTTATCACCACAAGTATAGAAATCAGCAGATAAACAACCTTTTTCTGGCCATGTATGAAGAGAAACATGACTCTCTGCGAGTGCAAAGATGATTGTACAACCTTGTGGATTAAATTCATGTATAAAAGTATTCAATATCTTACTTTTTGACTTCATGATACCATTAAAAAGCAAATCTTTGAGAAAAATGTAATCATTCAAAGCATCATACTCTACATCATACACCTCAAGAAGTAAATGTTTGCCCATTTCTTGACTTTTCATTCTAATTCTGGTGAAATATGAATTTCAACGACCTCATAATCATCCTCTAACACTTCTTCAAGGTAATTTTTGTCCCAATAATCATAATAAGTTGTTTTTGCGAGTTTTTTTCTTGCTTCTGTCAATTCCTGACGAGGTTGACAGAGTACAAGGTTGTATTTTCCATTACTTGTCTGTATTCCTTGTATATAAGTCTTCGTTTTTCCATGATCTGCAATGAATTTATAGTCAGGATAGTTACGATTATAGTCATCAACTGCGTCATATAAGAAATTTGCATCAATATCATCTTCAACCACATAAATTACAACATTGTAATCATCGTTTGGCATAATTTGACTTAATTTTTCGTCAATAATTACGAAATTTGCCTTTGATGCATAAGGACATATTGCAAAATTACCCAATTCTGGTCGAATTTTAGATAATTGACCAATCCAATGTAAAATATACCTACTCTTCTCGTCTTTCATCGGGTGTTGTCCAGAAATAATCGTCACAATCACCTAATCGACCCCAATTTACATCATTCTCAACTTCAAAAATGCGTGTTGACACCTTAAAATCAGGAGTTTTCACTGGATCAGGTGTCATTGAAGTGTCAAAGATGCGACAACGGTTATTTGGATAGAGACAATACTGCCCATTACGAAGTTCAATCAAATTAAATGACTTATGTTCATCAGGCATTTCACTTGTCGAGGCATCAATCTGATCAAAATCACCGTGATAGTTGTCTAAAGTACAAATGTACTGCCCTTTTTGATTGCCAAAATGCCTTGTACGACACTCCCACTCCATTGGTGCGACAAATTGCTTGACAATCACCGTAAAATCATAGTCCATACAGTTCCAAAACTGTAAATTCACCAAATCCATATCAGGATCTGGTTTCTTTGGTGATGATGTAAAAGCAGATATCGGCAATTTATCGTACATTGCACCATATTCTGGTAAATAAGTCTCAAAATAGAAAGCACGACCTTGTATTGACTTGGCACATACCCAGATTCCCTCTACAAATTCACCTTCTCCTGATTGAAAATCAGTTAAGTATTCCTTTCTTACCCATACCTTCTTGGTTGGTAAGTTACCAATTAGTTTTGCCATCCTTCCCAGTCCTTAAAGAAATTGGAGACTTCATATCCATCATACTTTTCCATATATGGTACAGACTCTCCCAGATAGTAATAATCATAACCTAATCTTTTATAGTAGGCAAATTCATGTTTATTTGCAATATGCCCCATACTTAACTTTGGATTTTCATAATCCCAAGCAAATTGATCTCCCCATACACTATTGAGACTATCAAAACGATAAGCCAATGTAAAAGCAACAAGTTTACCCTTATCATGATAACCTAAGACATCACAATGAGGTATTTCAAACTCTTCCTTAAATACAGGCACTACATCCTCAAACTCTTTATATTCAACATACTTACGATATATTTCAAGACACTCCTTATAATAAGAACTATCAAGAATACGACATTCTTCATACTCTTGATAGTTTGTGTCCTTTAATCGAATTCGACAATACATTATTTTTTCAGTAATTGATCACAACGATAGTCCGTAATTAAATACCGACAATATTCATTTCCGTGATGGTAGAAATCATCTGACATATCAACGGGTATCTTTCCACGTTTTCCTTGTATGATTCTTTGAGGTCTCATTTTCCTTGTCCACGGTATCTCTTGCGAGCCGAGTTACGAGAGGTCGCTGAATATTTAGAGTGTTTTCCAGTTCCCTGTCGAGATTTTTTGGGTCGAGCATCACGATTGTAAGACGCTCCACTTAACATTCCCTTTGCCATTTAGTTCTCCTCCTTTACAGGTTCATAAGTAATTTGTGCATTTATATTTTCCCCAGTGACATATTGTTCCACTGCGAAGTCTTCGAGTCGATCCAGTAATTCATTCTCTGATAAATCCCAGAAAATGATCTTACCATTTCTTAGAAGATTGTATTTTGTCATTAAATGATTCGTGTTTTCTCGTGACCGACTCTGATACGAGGATCACACCATATTTCAAATCCTGCCTCTTTTGCATCTAAACAGAAAGATACGTCCTCACCGCACATATCCTGAACCTCTCCTGATTCAAATATCTGCATCTTTGGTGCAAACCATGGATAAGGCATGCCTTCATGTTCAAAGACTCCTTTCTTAATGAGTAACCAACCAAAACCAGTATAGTCAACAGTGAAAGGTTTTCTTCTCTTACTGATACTTTCAATGGTTTCATGATTCATCACACCACCATTCGTACGAAAATCTTCTTCATCTAACCAGTGAGCAACGGACGTTGTTTTTCCATCTTCGGTGCAGTACCAACCTGCAACAATTGAACGTTCCTTTGTTGTATCAATCTTTAAACGATGTCCTGCAAATTTAGTTGCATCTGTTCCATCTTCATTCTTGACAACTTCTCCTTTCTCATTCTTCATCACTTCTGTAACTGCTTCCTTCTCAACTGCATCTGCTGGAATTGCATTCAGTATTAACTGATAGAACTTCTCTGTGTTGAATACAATATCTGAGTCAATCCAGAGCTGATAATCATAATTGAGTTTTCCATCCCATGGTAACTGATTTGCTCCACGTAATACATTTGCTCCAAGACATTTGCATCTTGCAAAATTCACCATTGATGAATAATCCTGAGATATTTGAATCGCTGCTCCTGCCTGTACCAGATCAAATGATAATGATACAAAACTCTTTAGAAAATTATAAGATACTCCTCGACCAGGTAAACAAAATACGATTGTCTTTCCTCTTACTAATTGTCTTGCCAGTGTATAATCCCACTCAGGGGGTTTTGATTTTGCTACTGGTGACTTTGCTTTAACTGTAAATCCTTTCGCCATAATGTGTTGTAATTACATTCATATCATACTGTAATTTATACAACTTGTCAATCACTGATTTCTTGAATATGAATCCCACTGTCGTCAACGTGCCAAACTAATTCAGTATCTTCATACCAATCAAATTCATTGACGACCCATTCTGGCACCGTGATCTTAAACTCGTTTGTAACTGGATCTGTATTCAGTAATACTTTTGAATCTTCGTACTTCTTCATAAGGGTCATATTTTTCACTTTTCCAGTATATAGTACTTACGTATTCTCTGCGACCCTATATGGGCATTTTTACACACGAAAAAAATTCTGTACCCCCTGTGTAATTCCATTGCGTTTTCGATAGGGAAGTCGATCTGGGTCGTTTATAGCTTAATGGTACCTTGCGTTTTTATATAAGGGGGGGCAACCGCCCCACACCTGCTGCATCACGAACGAACAGTCTCATGGGGTGAGACTGATGAGAGGGGGGAGGGTTAGTCCCTGTCGGTGTACTCACCCTCTACAACTCTCTTTCCGTTAAGAGCATACCAGACCAATTGAGCATGTCCGTGCTCCTGTGCCATGTCATAGCAGAGGTCAAATCCAAAGTCGTTTGTGACTTCTTCTTTGATGTTTGTATTAGGGACTTCAACAAATTTTGTTATTAACATAATAATAAGGGATTTAATTTATATACTTAGTATAACGAATATGTTCAGTCCGTGGGGTAAATATCCACGAACTGAAACAAAACTTTACTCAACCCCTGAGTTATCACTAAGGGGAGGAAAGTGTCCTGTTAACTGTTGGTACTTGTCGCAAAGAGAAGACTCATACTTGTAAAATGTCTTTGCGTTGTATTTGATTTCATCACCCCAAGGAAGATTAATTGTCTGTTCTGCAAGGGGTACATCAAAGACGAACCATTCAACTTTCTTTCCTTCTAAGATTGCGTTGTACTGTGTTTCCGTGATGTTGAAGTTGGTAACTGAACAAGTACCTTTATTCCTAGCTTTGCGTGTTCCGCAGTTGTAAGAACTGTGTCTACCTTTCATTCCTACATATGTTCCCCCGATTTTAACAATTTTTCCGTCAATCACTATCGCATAAATTAACTCTCTGTAAGAGTTGTACTTGTCTTCTAATCCCTTAACGACATTGTACTGAATAGGATTGACTTCTGGATTTTTGATAAATCTCTCTTCAGGTTTTAGAGAAACATCTGCAATCTTGTAAAATCCATATTGTAGGAATGATTCAATCGGTAACTCACCAGAAAAGTCTTTTGTGTATTCTGGGAGTTTTGTTGGTAGGTAGTTCATTTTAAGATTTTTGATCGTATGGAAGAAGTCGAAGTGCGTCTCCCTGTATGTTCTAATTGTAGCAAAGATTTGGGAGTTTTGACTCTCCCAAATCTTAAATTTTCCTTAAAAGTATTTACTGCAAGGATGAGGGTTAGAAGGTGTGCAACCAAAGGAAGCAAAGAAATTGTCTAATGCGTCAAGGTCTAATTCTGGGTTAGGAAGAAACCCTGCACCGTAGAGGTCAACCCCTCCAATGTGGTCTACACCCCATTCGTTGATTTCATTGCAAAATGTTTGGAAGTCTTCGCAAAGGTGGGCAATGTCCAAGAATGATTCTTTCTCTTGGATTCTGTTAATAAGTCTTTGAGTTAAGTTGTTCATAAGGGGAAAATAAATCTTATACCTTTATTATACAGACAAAAGGGGGATTAAAACCCCCCTGTCAGCATATCTTTACAATTCGTTAGAAATTGTTTGAGAATATATAACCGTTGATTTCTGTGTAATCATAACTCAAATTGTCCCAAGTTTTCTCCCAGTCTACCTCTATCCAGTAGGGCAACTCTTGGTTAATATATCCGCAGTCCTGAACCATCTGCTCCGCAAACTCTGCCCCGTT